ATTATTACTTCTATTGCCTACTATTATGCTAACTCCTGAACCAGTTAAAGTTACACCAGCAGTACCTTCACCACCAGGTGCTACATGAATACCATGAAGAGTGTATACACCTGCATGAGAAACTTTAAACTGTACTTCAATATGTGAACTAAACGTACCACCCCCAAGAGCAGAACTATATAAAGTTACTAGCTGACCATAGTTATATCTATATGATACAGTGTCTGCATCTTGGTAATTAGAAAGATACCCACTATGAGCAAGATCAGGGCGTAATGCATTTCCAGTATAACGACCACTCATTACGGCAGATGAAGTTAAATCAACACCTGAACTTCCATCAGTAGCTTTGGTCACAGTTGGGTTAACTAATTTATAACCACTATAAAAGTCTGTTAAATCTATAGAACCACTTGTCGGTATGTTTTGATTTGCCTCTGTATCTAGTGATGGAACAACACCACCATTATCAAACAATTCAATAGGCAAAGCATCACTAGTATCATTTGTTTTAGTAAAATTACTTGTAGCATAAGTAGCAGGATCAGGAACATGGGAACCAGCTTTGTACAAAGAAGTCATATTTATTGATCCACTTTGTCCGTAGAAATCTCTTACATCAGTAAGGTTTATTGATCCACTCGTTGCTAAAGCCATACTTATTTATCTTTTTTTAATTCATCAATTTGTTTTTGTTGTTCTTTAATTGCTTCAATTAAAACACCAACTATGTTTCCGTATGCAACAGACTTATATTCACCATCTGTTACAACTTCTGGTAAGACTTTTTCTATCTCTTGAGCAATTACACCAATACCTTTTTCAGCTTGTTTTGTATAAGACACACCACGCATATTCATTACTTTGTCTAAAGCGTTATCTATTGTTTGTATGTCAGACTTTAATCTTTCATCTGAAGTTGCTGTGACTTCGCCTGCTGATAATGTTCCAGTAACACTAACTCCAGAAGTAGTAGTGGCTAACTTTTCAGCACCATTAAAATAAAGTTTAGCTGCACCACCAGCAGTAAAAAGAGCCAAGTTTGCACCTTCAGCCGCATTATTTAATGCTATTGAATCAGCTAACAATTTAAAATGCCCTGAACCTGTAGTGTGTTTAATTTTTGAATCACCACTTTCGTGAAACATTATTAAATCAGCACCTGCTCCTATATGAATACCATTTGTAGTTGTGCTACCATCAGCAGGTATAGACAAAACACCTTCATGTGCTAGTCTCATTTTTTCTGTTGCAGCTTCAGAAACGCCTAACTTAAATACTAAATCAGTTTCATTGTTATCTGCCGCAAAGGTATCATCTGCTTCAGCTACAATAGCTGCGGCTGTCTCCCTAGAATCAGTATCACCTGCTTCAAGTGGAGCATTAAATTCTATTGCACCTAAGACGTTTCCATCTGTAACATCAGTCGAAGTAGTTTGTAATTTAAGTATTGCACCATCTGCTGCTTTTACTTCAAGATCGCCTTCATGTGTTAATCTCATTTTTTCTACAGCAGCATTGTCACTAGCAACAGTTGTTCCTAATTTAAATACTAAATCAGTTGCAGTTGAATCATCATCAAATTCATCGTCTGCTTCAGCAATTATTGAAGCGGCAACTATTTGTGCATCACCATCTGTACCATCCCCTTCATTTGGTGCTTGAAACTGTAACGCTCCAAGAACATCACCATCTGTAATGGTCGTATCAGATGTTTGTAAGGTTAATAAAGCTCCATCGTCTGTTTTGATGTTGACATCTGTTGTAAACTCATCTGAACCAGTTTCAATCTTCTGTACTTTTGCAGTAGAATCATTTCCAGTTCCATCACAAAATATAATTCCAGTTTTATTATTTTCGATTGCAACAGCACGGCCATTATCAACAGTTCCACCCGTGCCTTGAATAAAGGTTACAGTATCTCCAGAGGCATTCTTTACAAAATATAATTTTTTAACACTGTTTGGAGCAATAGTTACTGTGTGACCAGCACTTAAAGAACCAGTAAATTGTAAAACTTTAAAAAGACCATCTGTCAATGTGCCATCAGAAGTTGTTATGGTACTGGTGGTTCCAGTTAAACCGATACTTGTAACTCCGTTGATTGCTCTATCTATCATATCAAAGTTTAAATTAGTCGTGGTTCCCCAGGTTCCTGCCTGTTCTCCCGTTCCTATTTTTTCAAACTTGTTATTATCTGTATAAGAACTTCCCATCTAATACTCCTATGGTATAATCTCTGTCCATGTGTCACCAGTATGTGTAATCTCTGTATAAGTAGCCGTGACACTTGGCGTAATCTCTGTGTAAGTCACAGTAACACTTGGATCAATTTCTGTAAATAATAATTCACCCGTTGATGTTTGTGTGAAGTTTAAATCTTGTGTTGATGTGCCAACTAAAGTACGAACACCAGTTGCTGTTTGCACAGTTGAAGATACCAGATCCGTTTCTAATGTTGACCCTTTAACAAAAACCGCAGAAGATGACGCTACAGAGGTTGACTCAAGACTTGCACTATGAACAAGTATCCTAACTCCAGCTGATGTTTGTATAGCTGACGAAGACATCGTACTCGCACCAACTAGCGTACCAGCCGCAGCAGTAGAAGATACGGCTAACCCTATCATTGATGCTGAAAGCTCTAGTACCTTATTAATACTACTAATAGGGTTTTCTGATAAAGCACTAAAGCCTAGCATAGTTAACCTTTAGGATATTTATCTTTTACTGCCTTAATAGTTGTTTTCCAACCATCAATGCCATTGTGGTATAAATCATCTAATTGATCTTTAATAGACGGATAAGCTACTGCTCTATCCCTTTGATATTTGTTATTATCGTAAATAGTTTTAAGTTCTGCTTGTTTATCTAATATTTGTTTGTTGGTAATTTTAGTAGGATTACCATCGTGCCAAGTAATTTGATTTATGTCTTCAGCATTTACACTGACTTGTGCATCTGATTTTATTGCTAAAATTGAATTTAAAATATCTGTCATCCTGCTATCTCCATTACTGTAATTGATGATGCGTGTCTTGAAGCATTGTCATTGTCTGTATCATAAACAGTTTGTCCTACATATAATGTCGTTGCTCTAATTTTTGCTTGAAGTTTATATGTCAATGAAGAGGTAGAACTTGGTGAATCTAAAAATACGGCTGTTCCTGTTCCTCCACTATATACAGCATTATTGCCACTACTGCCATACAATCCTGTTGCAGTAAATCTTTGTCTACTACTAGCAGCATCACCTCTAAATATTTCAGTTGAACCTCTTAGCAGAGTAAAACCACCACCAGCATCTCCCATTGTAATTGGACAATGAACTAATACTAAAACTTTGTTTGAAGTTGATGAAGGAGTAATATTTACAGTCATTCCTGTAATATCTGTAAATGATGTTGATGTTGTTGAAAATGTATCTGTTTTTGTTGTTTGAACAACCTGCAACACTGCACCTGCTGGTAAACCTGCATCTCCTATTCTTGATATTGCCATTATAAATTACCCTTTAATTTCTTGTAATATCATTGCAGATGCCATACGACTAGCATAATTAGCATCATTATCATCTGCACTTCTGTTTAAATATAGACTCATACTTGTTCCTTCATTATGAGAAACTCTTATTGAATAAGTTAATTCGCTTGTGCTTGATGGGCTGTCCAAATAAGTTAATGTAAGTTGAGATATATCTCTTGGATTTCCACTGCCCATGTTTCCAGTTGAAGTTCTTTTTCTGCTTCCAGCAGCATCTCCAACAAAATCTGTAACTTTTGCATCATCCCTATAAAGTGTTATTGTACCAGATTGATCTAATGTACCATTTCCTATACCAGCGTTAATTATAACTAAAACTTTATTGCTTGTTGAACTAGGTGTTATGTCACAAGTAAATCCACTTACATTACCACTTTCAGCACCAATTCCAATACTTCCAATAGAAACAGTGCTTGTAAGTTTTGTCTGTACAGTTTGTATTACAGAACCAGTTGGCATTTTAGTGCCGGGTATAGTAGTTCCAGTTCCTAACAGATTGGCAAGATTTCGTGCGTTGCTCATTAGATACTCTGACTCTCTGCCCAAGTTTTATAATTAGCTTTAACTGTATCAGTCCACGCTGCATTTGCAATAGCCTGTACAGAAGCATCTTCACCACTAATGTCAGTGGCTGTATGTGTCCACTTACCATCAGCACCTTTATTTGAAGTAAATGGTGCTAATACATGACGATGAAATGAACGAGTTAATTCTTTTTTAGAACCATCTGCTTGTTCTTCCATAATCTTTGTTGCTTGACGAACTTGTATGTTCCATGTATTTACGACTTCAATTTTATCGTATTCTATTTCTTTTGTCATATCACCTTGTGCCATATTATTCTCCTTTATGTTGGGTAAATTACAGTCATTATGAAAATTACATCGCCACTTAATTCAGATGCCTGCATGGCTGTAGTTCCACCTGTATCATCCCACAATCTTAGTAACACTTCACTAGAACCTGCACCAACTTGATAACCCATAACATGACCAGCAGTTATATTTGCGTTCGTCATTCTTCCACAAGCAAACCCAGATGCAGTTCCTATAGTATTTCCACTCATAGATGTAAAGGGTAATCCAGTAACTTTAGCATCACCACTAACACTTCCTAATGAGGATATTCTTATATAAGCTGTGACATAGGCTAATCCACCTATCTTTCTATAATATCCAGTATCCCAACCCCCTGATTGAGCAGTGGCATTATTACTTCCATCTGTAAGTGTCCAGTTCCATGTACCTTCTTCATAGTCATCAAATAATTCGTTATCTTTACCACTTGCATCACTTGTAGCACTAAAATCTATTCCATGACCACTAGCTACAGTTACGTCACCATCAGTTAAAGTTAAGCCATTAGCAACTGTAAGACTGCTACTTACTCCACCACTTAATGTAACTGCACCACTAAACGTACCACCACTTGCAGCACTAACTGTATCGGCAACACTGAATATATCATAGACTAACACAGTCACCTCATCATTTGCAGATAATGCTGACAAACCTGCTATGGTATTAGCTGTGTTTGTATTATAGTCCGTTCCTGCTTTGAGCAATACACCATTAAGATACACATCAACAAATGCACCATCTGTGAATGTAAGCGTAGCTCCATTGGCATCTGCTCCTGATACGGATGTATCGGATGCGTCTGCAACAAATAAAAATCTATTTCTTACTCCAAAATGTGGTGATTTTCCTATGTATGGCATATCTTATTCCTTAACTCGGTTTCGTTGGAAAAGTTACGTTATCCAGGTCAGATGCTTTAGTAATGTCTCTAAGCTCTTGTCTATACTTTCGCCATGCAGTTGCATCACCACCACTATCTGTAAGTGTATTTATTTTATGGTCAGCTTCTTCTAACAATGGTTTTCTAGTATCTCTTAAATTATTTTTTTTACGCTCAGTAGCACCATCAGCCCAAGCCTTTTCTTCAACTTCCCTTGCTTTAACTTCTTCTGAAGTCATTTCTACTATTAAGTTATTAACCATTTTTTTCATTAGTCTTTAAGCCCATAAAGTTTAACTGTTCCTGATGCAATATCTCCACTACTCATATAAAATCTTATACCATTTACAACATCAGAAGCATTAGTTGAATTTATACTACCAGTAAAAGTTGTAGCAGTATGATTAGCACTTGTACTAAAATTATTTTCAATACCATTAATACAACATGGTCTTGCTGTGTTATTTACATTTTGTAAATTTGCGTTAATAGTAATCCCTTCACCTGTGGCATTTCCCATAGAGTAGTAATTAGTTCTAGTGAGTATAGTATCAGCGTTATCATTTAAATGAAGAGCAGCATCTAAATTACCTGATGCTCTTCCATAATAAGAACTACCTGTCTGTACTGATCCACCTACAAATACCTGAAGATATAAATAAACGCCATCCGTTGCTGGAAGAAACTCTGCTTGTATTAAATAATTATTATAGGTTGAATTGATATATGTAGAATCTATATCATAAGCAGAAACAGCACTGCTTATAGTTGCTGAAAGAAGATGATCCATACCAGCACCAGTTACATTTCCAGTAAATGCACCGCCTGTTTTTGGCATAGCATCAGATAAAGCAAAAACATCATAGACTATAATCATCACTTCATCAGAAGCTGTAGCACCACTTGTAAGTGTTATTTGATTAGCTGTACTCGTATTATAATCTGCCGTGTCTAGAAGAACACCATTAAGATATACGTCTACAAGTGAACCATTATCTATAAGAAGTGTTTTACCATTAAGGTCACTGCCAGTAAATGCAGTTTGACTACCACTTGCTGAATAACGATACCTTTCTCTTATCCCAAATCCGTCTGATGATTTCCCTATGTATGCCATTATAATTTATCCATCTCAGCTTTGATTTGTGACCATGTAACACCAAAATTGCTTGGGTCATTACTTGTTGTAGCGTTGTTGTTAGCATCTACACTTACAACTTTATGGAATCTTGCTAAAAATTCTGTTTCATTAGTTGGGTTATCTCCATAAACTGTCCAACCACTAATCTTTAAATTTTTTAATGCTTGTGAAAATTTACTTATTTCTGCTTTAGGTTCTGACATTATCCTTTAATCTCCTGAACTGTAAGACTTGTTATAGTGGTTGATGCCCAAGCAGTATCTGAATCTGTATATTGATAGTTTACAGTTATATCATAAGAACTTGCATCATGTGGACTTGCACCTTTAAGTTTATAGGTTATTTCTGAAGTTGTGTTTGGATAATCAAGTAATACAATAGTTGCTTGTGTACCATCATATTGTTTATACCAATGGTGAGAGGCACTTCTTGCTCTATTTGAACCTACTTGGTCACCTAAACCTACATCAGTTCCGTCTGCTTTTTCAATTTCTTCATCATTTCTAGTTACTTTAAAATCCCAATGCCCATTCCCACCACTTGTTACATAAGCCATAATTAAAATTTTGCTTGATGATGCTGATGGTGTAATTGCTTTTTCTAAAATACTAACAAATGATGTGCTTTCTATTAACTGTCTATCCGTTTTATTTGCTTGTACAGTTTGTATTACAGAACCAGATGGCATTTCATCTCTAACTGCGTTTGTAGCAAGTTTGGCTGTTGTGATTGATCCATCAGCTATGTCTGCTGTATCGACTACATTCTGCGTTATTACTGCTCCTACATATCCCATTCTATCACCTATGTACTAATCGCATCTACAACTGACACAATCGTATCCATGCTATCTGTCGCATCAGATTTCGCTCTTAACTTATCGCCAGATTGTAAAACTATTTTCGCACCACCATCTATCAACTCTAATGACGATCCACTCGGTATCGGTGCATTTTTAATTATGTATGCTTGAACCGTATTGCTACTATTCGTAATCGCTACGTCAGCCGTAATAGTTGACGTTGATGTATTGACTAGCCTTAACCCTACGACAGCATCATCACTGTTTGCCTCTGCCCTTATATCGGTAAGACTAGCATCTATATCTTTGGTTAGCGTTCTTTCAAAATCTTGTGCCATTATATTCTCCTATTCACAATGCAATCGCCATAGCCGTAGCGAACCCTTTTGAAGCCCCAGTTCCTATAGCATCTAATTGTGTTTGAATATTAGATGTTACTCCATCTACATAATTTAATTCTGCCGTAGTTGCAGTTACACCATCCATGATATTTAACTCTGCTGTACTTGCTGTCACTCCATCCATAATATTCAGTTCAGATGCTGTGGCTGTTACTCCGTCAAGAATATTAAGTTCTGCTGTTGTAGAGGTTACACCATCCATTATATTTAATTCAGAAGCAGTAGCTGTTACTCCGTCTAAAATGTTTAATTCTGATGCTGATGATGTTATTGCAGTACCACCTAATGTTAATGATCCAGAAACATCAAGATTACCATCACAAGATATACCATCTACATAAGCAGTGCCATCTAAACGTAAATCTTTAAATTCTGCACCAACAATACCTAAATCTACATCATTATCTGTGCTAGGTCGTAAAGCACCATCGATAAGTCTTATTTGGTCTTGTCCATCTGCTCTAAATACAATAGCATTATCTGTACTAAAGTCTATATCATTGTCAGCATCACGCCCTATTACTAAACTTGCATTAATAAGTGACGTAATACCAGTTTGTGATGCGTTTACAGTAAATGTTAAATCATACGGATCGCCATCTGAACCAGTAGAGGTGTCTGTCCAGTTTATATCTAAACCACCACCCTCAACAAATTTAACCTCTTTACCATCAGCTACAGTAACTTCTGTTCCATCTCCATCTTCTAGGATAAAGTTGCTCATTCCACCACCACCAGCATTAGCATCAACATAGGCTTTAATTGCTTTAGCAGATGCTAGTGTATCGTCACTTCCAGAGACACTTGATAAGCTAGTATCTAATACACCAGATTTTAAATTATCTACTTCAATATTAGATACAGTATTGTTGTCTACATCTATTGTTTTATTGGTTAATGTTTGACTTCCAGAAAGTGTAGCTACGGTACTATCTATGGCTACTGTTAATGTATTACTTGAACCCGATGTATCAATACCAGTACCCCCGGCAATATCTAGTGTTTCACTATCTAAATCTATAGACAATGCCCCACCACTATCACCTTGAAAGTCTAAATCACTTGCAGTAACTTGAGCATCAACATAAGCCTTGATGGACTGTTGAGTAGCTAATTTAGTATTGCTGTTTGATGACATATTATCTTCGTCTGCAATACCGGTTATGCCATCAAGTAAATTTAACTCTGTAGCTGTGGCATCAATAGCAGCTAATTTAGTAAAATCAGCTTGTACCAAACCAGATACACCATCTAGCAAGTTAAGTTCTGTAGCTGTTGCTGTAAGTGCTACATCTTCGTTTATCTTAGGTGATGTTAAAGTTTTATTTGTTTCTGTAACAGTAAGGTCTTTATAATAATCAGTTAGAACTGATACATCCATTTTTTTAATTGTTCCAGCATCTGAAAAAAGAAGTTCGTCTGTAGACGCTAGACCAGAAGTAATTGCTGTTTGACCACTTATAATATTGTCATTTAACATACCACTTTCAACTGCATCATTAGCTATTGTTAATGCACCAGCATCTGAAACAGTTACATCACCAGACATAGCAGAGTAGATATATTTTTTAACTCTTGTTAATTCAGATTTTACTTCTGTTCCACCAGCACCATCATCAACAATAATTAAATCGGCATCTGCTAAATCTGCACCAATATCACTCGCACCATCTATTTCTAATGCACCAATAGAAACTTTACCAGCCGATGTTATTGTATCTAATTTAGTGTCAGCAATAGACCCAGCTAACATTGCATTCGTAATAGAAGTTGAACCTATAACAAAATCTAAAGTATTATCTGCATCCTCATATGTTACCGAAATTCCTGTTTCAGTATTTGAACCAACCATTGCACCAACAGTATCGGCAATGTATTCGTTTAATGCTGTACCTTCTATTGTTATAGCATCTGCCTCTAAAATTCCGTCAATGTCAGCATTCCCACTAATATCTAAACTTGATGCCTCTATTTCACCACCAGTTTTAAATATTACATTATCGCCACCATCAACTTCAAAAATAATTTGATTGTCTGTGCTGAATTTTATTTGGTTATCTGCATCCCTACCAATAACTAGACTTGTATTTAAAATAGTTTCAAATACTGTCTGTGATGAACCTAGAACAAAATCCAGAGTATTATCACCATCTTCATAAGAAACTGTAACACCAGTTTCTGTGTTAGACCCTACCATTGCTCCGACAGTATCAGCGATATATTCATTAAGGGCAGTACCATCAACAGTAATTTCATCGGCTTCTAATATGCCATCAATATCTGCATTGCCACTAATATCCAATGAACCAGCATCAAGTTCACCAGATAAAGTAATATTCCGAAATCCAGTAATATCTTTATTAGCATCAACGAGAACATATTTACTTGCTGATACTGTACCAGCCGTTAATCCATCTAATGCAGTTACATTATCATTAGTTAAATAAGTAAACATTTCTGGGTTGCCAGTAGAAGAATTGAAACCTAATATTTTTCCTAGTCTACTAGCCTTGGAAGGTATCGTCATATCTATATCAGTAGGAGAGTATTCCGGGGCTATGA